CAAAAGATTTACAGGCTATTACCGCAACAAAAATAATCGCGTAGTGTCTGCTGGCACTTATTCAACAAGAAGCAAAGCCTTGAACTCTGCCTTGTTAGCCGAAGAAGGTATTGAGACAGGCGAAGTCCAAACAACCTTTGAGGTTTATGTAAAGTCCTGGTTGGAGTCATCAACTCTGAGACCAATCACCAAAAAGACGTATGACACGCTTCTAAAGAAGCACGTTCTCCCGACTTTAGGGAGTCGTAGCGTTTCTTCAATAACGCGTAGAGATGTCCGTAGCCTGTTTAGAAAGTTAGAAGCCTTAGGCGTAAGCCTTGAAACTATAAAGCATGTAAAGATTGCGTTAGGGTCTGCCTTCAAGCCGTTGGTAGAAGATGAAGCCCTAGCGACTAACCCCACTCATGGCGTAAAGGTCAAAGCCTCAAAGCCTGACCCATACTCAACCATAGAACCCCATGAGTTCAAGAAGATTGTTGCCAACCTGCCTACACAGGGTGCGAAACTCCTAGCAGAGTTCTTAGTTGCTAGTGGGTGTAGGTATGGTGAAGCAACAGAACTAAGAGTCAAAGACCTAAACCTACTGAACAACGAAGTCTCTGTGCGGAGAACAGTTAGTGATGTAGGTGCTAAATGGAACAATGGGTCTAGGTTCTTAGTCGTGCCTACTACAAAAAGTGGGCATAAACGCACAGTCGTTCTTAGCAAATCTCTAACTAATGCTCTAAATAAGTTCGTTTTGAGCAATAGATTGGGCGAAAATGATTTGCTGTTTTCGGTGACAACTGTTTGCCCACTTGTTACCGTAGGTTCTACAAGTCACGTAGAAAGGACGACAAAGCCCTACGCCGTTGGTAGTAGAACATTCCAACACGCAACTCCTTACAGTTACAACGTAGGTGGGTGTAGGTGTGACTTATGTAAGCAAGCGGTAAGGAAATACCGTAGTCAATACAGAAAGGACAAATCTAGTAGGAGAAGCCTGTCCAATCAGACAGGTCATCTGCCGAGAGAAAAGTGGATAACCACTTGGAACTCAGCAATAGAAAAGTCAGGTATTGGTTGGTATCCGAAAACTCACGACCTTAGACATGCCAACGCTACTCTTCTTTTGAAGGGTGGAGTTGATGTCCATGAAGTCAAAGAGCGTTTGGGTCATCAGTCAATCACAACGACGGAGAGGTATCTACACCGAATCCGTCACCGACAGTCGAAGGCAGGGGAACTTGCTGACGAGTATCTGTTGGGGAAAGGTGAGAAACTATGAAACTAACAAAACGCGGGCAAAAGGTAATGGCAACCGCCATTGTTCTAGGCTTCGTGGCTATGTTCATAAGCGGTATTGCGGTCGCTAGAGCAACCACAGCCATCAGTTCTGTAAAAGAACAGACAACCGAAAACCAAATCGCACTCAAAAAAGAAGCCTCTGCTAAGGCTCTAAAGAAGATTGACCCTCTTAGAAATAAGGCGGTTTTATCTGACCAAGAGTTAGTAGCGGTTTTGAAACACGCAGGGTTCAAGGGTGAAGCCTTGAAAGTTGCGTGGGCTATCGTGAAAAAGGAAAGTAACGGTCGCCCCGTTGCCTTCAACGGCAACGTAAGGACAGGTGACAATTCATACGGCATCTTCCAAATCAACATGATTGGTGACTTGGGAGAAGAACGTCGTAAGAAGTTCGAACTTTCGTCTAACGCCGAATTGTTCGACCCTGTTACAAACGCTCAAATTGCGTATCGCATGAGTGGAAAAGGAACGGATTGGTCTGCTTGGAAGGGGATGACCCCTAAAGTCTTAGCATGGCTAAAGAAGTTTCCTAAGCAGTAGGATTTACTGCTGAAGAAATCCCCCTGTGTTGGTAGCAGGGGGATTTCTTTTTTGATAGGCTTGTAGAAGTTAGGAGGAGTAAATGGGAAAGCATCACGACAAGATTGCTGCTTCTTTAGAAATTCGAAAGAAGAACCACAAAGGTCCTGGAGGTAAAGTTCCTGGAAGCATGAACCGAAAGAAGACGGGCTATAGCGGAATCAAAGCAAATCAAGCAAAAACCAAATAAAGCGTAAGGATTGAAAGGCTCTTTAGCAAAAACTAAAGAGCCTTTTTTTCTACCCTATTCCTTGTGAGTGAAGACCTTACAGGTGCGACTAGACATGGTGGCGACCGTTCTTTCCAAAGAGACGTTACTTGGGAAGCGGTAAAGCACGTAGTTCGTAGTGGCGTACCAACTCCACAGGAAAACGGAAACACCAAGCATGTTGGTCGTCACCCAAGTATTCCTGACCACTTGATTACCGTAGTTGTAAATCCTAGAAAACAGATTGTTACAACCTTTACAACACACTCTCCAGTAGCAAAGATTGAGTCTCAACAACGGGCTAAACAAAATGCTGAAAGAGAACGTGTGACTAAGAGCAGAGCACGTCAGGCAGAACAACTAGCCAAGAAACGTGCTCGTACTCCTAAACCAAAGAACAAGTAACTAAGAGTTATCTTTTATTAGTTTTACTTCACACGCATCAGTCGTGCAATAAGCCTCACCAATAGCATCAGAAGCCATACCAGCATAGACACCTGAGAAGTCAATAGGAAACAGTTTCATTGTTGCTTCCTCGTATTCTTCTGCGGTTATCTGTGTGTAAGGCATCTGCGGATAGACGGTGTTACCCATAGGCAAGAAAGAGATTGTCTTCAACTGACCGTCGTGCATGTGCAAAATAGAAGCGATGCTTTCTGCTTCCTTTTCAGGGTCAAAGGTCACAGTTACAGATACAGAGTTATCCGACCAGTAACGTTGTGTAACAACAGCAAGAGCAACCTTCTCATGAACAGAGACTTCCTTCTCTGCTCGCTTTGCTTCTGTCTCTATCGGGAAGAAAACAACAGAGGTTGTGTCGGGAGATTCAGAAGCAGGTTCAACTCTGTATTGAGCCATCTTGAAAAGCGGAAGCATTGGGTCAGAGTTAGCAAATCGAATAGCACGATTAAAGTATTTACCGCCTGATGCCCAATGAACTCCAGGAGATTCACCAGCAAGAATTGAGACTGTGCCTGATGGCTTTACAGTAGTCATCTTGATTGATTGACGAATACCGAGCCATTCTGAGTAAGACTCGTCGTAAGCCTTTACTGTTGTGTAGCCTTCATTGAGCCAATCACGAAGAGTTGTCCAGCCATTGTTGTCAGCAAAGTTAGCAATGCCTGAAATAGAAGTTCCAATACGACGATTACGTTGCATGATTGCATTGGTCTCTTCCCAATGTGTAGGCAGCAAAGTAACGGTCTTGGCATAGAGATAAGCAAACTTCAAAGTTCTTTTGAAGTCTTCTAAGTTCTCATGACGATTCAAATAAGTTTCTACAAGGGTGCAACATTCGAAAGACTCTAGGCTCTGTTCTGCACAAGGGTTGTAACCAGCAATACGCCAGTCTTTGTTGTTAGGTGGGTCAATCAAACGTCCGTACTTACGAGAGACATCCATCCACACAACTCCAGGCTCACCATTACGGACAATGCCGTCAATAATCTTTGAGAAGTCTGAACCAACCTTTGCCTCTACAGAGTTGTTGGACATCCAAGCCCAGCCAGGATTCTTTGGGTCGTAAGAGTTACGCTCAGGATAAACCTCTGCGTTCTTTAGGTTTAGGAAATCTTCGTCGTCAATACGTCCAATAAGAAGTTCAGCAGAACGACGGACGTTGCCTGATACAACGCAAACACCAATGAGGTTGCCGATGTCAGCGATGTCCTTGCGAGTGAGTTTCTCTCCAGCCCTGCCGTTAAACATCTTCTTTAGAAGGTCATGTAACTTGATTAGCGGTTCTGGTCCTGCTGCTGTTCCACCGAAAATCTTGATTGGCTCTCCTGCTTTTCTAATCTGCGAGTAGTCAAATAGTGGAGTCTTCGAATCTGGTCGTAGGTAAGCATTGATGAGGGCTGAGGTGCTTTCGACCCATCCTTCTCTGGTGTCTGGGATGACATGTGTTTCGCCTTCTGTTGGTTCGTAAATGAGGAAGTCTTTGTCTGCACCCTTATCGTCAAAGCCAACCCCGACTCCAAGCATTGAAGCCTCCATGAGGAAGGCAAACGGCTTTGCAGGGTTGAGTTTTGTCATTTCATTGGTGGAGACGAAAGCACAGTTCTGTAGTGCTGCGGAGTTAC